TCACTATAAGAACACAGTCTTTTTTTAGTACGACTACTAAAAAATATTATATCTGCATTTTGTTTTTCTTTTAAAGAACTATTATAATAATTAATGACTTTATTATCATTAAAATGATTAATTTTTATATCTGTATTTGATAATTGATCTTTTATCCATGACTGATCGCTATATCTATACTTAAAAAGATTAATGTTCCTATATTCTCTCATAACAATATTTTTTATATCTATAAAATTTTTATAAATAAACGTTTTATCTCCACTCCAAGCCATTAAACTTGAATTTATACTATTATTTTTTCTAGGTTTATAATCTTCTAAAAACCAAAAATTATCATCTACTATCTCAATATCATCAAGCCAATCAATGTTATTTTGTATATGCAAATCTAAATCAAAATAAATAGTTTTACCATCAAAAACATTTTTAAATAATTCTAACTTACTCCAAAATCTAGGCAAATCATCTTCTAATAAAATATAATCACAAAAATTCAAAGGTATACTACTTAAACATATGAAATTAAATTTTTTAGTATAATGTGTTTCTAATAGTTGCTTTAAATGTAGAACATCATTTTTATTATAAAGATGACTTCTCTTTAATACACATAAAAAATTCAACATTTAAATATTCCTATGAAAAAATTAATACAAGATATTAGCAAACTTCTCAATGAAGAACAAAAAATAAATGGTTATTATGCAGTGTTATTATCTGAAGACTCATACAATCAAGTGAAAGAATACGCTAATTATAAAATTGTTCGGTCAAATCATATAACAATTGCCTACGATCCTTCAATATCTACTGCAGAAAAACTTAGTGAATTACTAGGAAAAAGAATATCTATCACTACGAAAGAACTTTGTGAAAATGATAACATACAAGCATTCACAGTAGAAATGAATAATTTAGAAAGAACAGATGAAGGAATTGCTCACATTACAGTATCACATACTGAAAATGCAAAACCATTTGACTCCAATGAAATGCTGAAAAATCCCGATAGGGTTCGTAATATAGAATTAAACCTCAACGGCACTTTTAAGTTCATATCTCACCAATAAAAAAAGGGGAAGTGCAAAACACCTCCCCTTTCTAAAAAATTAATTATAAAAATTAATTTATTACTTCAAGTTTGAAACCATCATTTTTCGATAGTATACGTTTGCATTTTGAATGATACCATTGCCAGCCACTCGGGTAAGACCTTGTGAGAATGGATTTGCAACAATTGCATCTCGGCTCATGAAACCAATAATCGGTGTGAATGTATTAGGATCTTGAGCTTTCAACATTTGTAGAGGCTGATATGGACAGTAGAAAATACCAGCATCATAAGGAGATGTACCTTTATATCCAACTGTTACAAGTGCAGTGTCTCCAACAGGAAGATATGGGTCAATATAAACTCTAAATTGACCATTCAATACACCAGCAAACAAATTGTCAGTTTCGTCAGATTTTAGATTATTTTTCAAATTGGAAGAATAATCCAATACACCAGCCATCTGAAGTGCAGAAGCAACATCAGCAGAACAGATAATTACATTACCTTTTCCTCTACGTGTCTCTCTTGCAATTTGATTTGCTTCAAGTTCCATTTGGAACATCAAACCTTTAAACTTCTCAACTGACCATCTACCATTTGAATCAACAAGTAAGTCAAATGTATTTGGTGTAGTAGCATTAGCAGCACCAGGTTTTGCTACGGTGTAAATTGTGCGAATGACTTGACGATTAATTTCTGCCAAAATTTCATTTGAAAGAATATTTGCCAATTCGCTTTCAGCATTCAATCCATGAGTTGCTTTCAAGTCTTGTGCCATTTCTAATGTATATTGACCACGGAGTTTTCTTGACTCAGCAGAAACAGACATTTTCTCAATTGAGAATGACATTTCAGGAATCTCATTGAATCCGGCTCTACCCAATTGCTCACCAGCAGATGTAACCATACCTGTTCCTGTAGCTGGAGCAGCAAAGAATACAGAAACAGGATCTAGTGAAGTATGTGTTCCAGTGCCAGCAGAAGAATATTCTGTATTTGCTTCACCATAGAATGCTTCTTTTCCACCGTCTGGTGCTGCGGTACCATCATAAGCACTACCTTCACTCGCAAGTCTTCCTGGTGAACCGTATTGTGAACGCATTGCAAAAATCAATCCTACTGGAGATGTCATTGGCTGAACACCACAAACATCATATGCCAACAATTTTGGCATAGTTCTTCTTACAAGAGAAATCAACACGGGATCTACCCATTGTACTGAACCACTTGTTACATTTGAATTTTGAGCGGAAGGACTTCCACCAGCAGCATCCATAGCAGAACCCATAGGTGCTTCAGATAAGAATAATCCTTGACCACTTTGTGTAGCAGCCTGTTGACGCATCATATTTTCTTGATTTTCCAAAAGAATAGCGGTCACGCTTTTTCTGTATGCATCATCGATATTAGGCAATTCCTCATGCTCAAGGATTGGTTGCCATTTTTTCTGAACTTGTTCGTTAAGAATCATACGTTCTCCTTTGTTAAAAAATTGAAATACTTTCTTTTATTTATTTATATATATCTTTTTTCAATTTTCAAAACTTATATTTTGAAATTGCTTGCTTATATATATCAATTGAAGACGGAGCACTTGCTTCTGCATGATAATCTTCAACTAAAGTTGATGCTTCAAATTGCTCATTTTCAACCATATCTTCATTTTTAGATTCTACATTACTTTCATTGTTGTTTGAAAAATAATGTTCTTTAATGATTTGAATTTTTTTCTCAAATTCTTCTTCACTTTCAAAATCAACAGATTCAGTTAGTCCAACTAACTGGTCTCTTTCTGCCATTGTAAGGTCAGATGATTTTTCAAAAATGATATTTTTTCTTTTCTCTTCTTGAAGTTGTTTTTTCAAGCGCATGTTTCTCTTTAAATGAGTGTTTACTTGCTCTTGAAGTTCTTCAGTTTTTTCTTCCAATGAAACTACTAAATCTTCTTTTCCTTCTGGGACATCAATGTAATTTTCTGAGAAAAGATTTTTCAAACCAAAAATAAAGTTTTCTGTGATTTCAGTGCGAACACCTTTTTCAACAGCCAATTCATTTTCTTTTAACCACTCTTCTGCAACATATGTAATATATTCATCAATTTTAGTGGTTAGATTATCAAGTTCTTCATGAAGTTGTTCAGCGTGTGCTTCTACCGCTTCTTTTAGATTATCATTATATTGTTCTTCTAACTCTTCTTTAATACTAGCAACTTCTTCGTTGATTCTTTGATTTAAAACAGTTTCAAACAAAATTGCTGCTTTCTCTTTAAACTCTTCAGTCAATGTCTCATCTTGTGCAAACAATTGATCAATTTGTTCTTTCATGTCTTTCTTTTTTGCCTTCTTCTTATCATCTTCATCATCATCATCATCTTCTTCTTCATCATCCTCTTCTTTCTCATCATCATCACTCATTTCAGGCATATCATCGTCATCATCATCTTTTTTCTTTGCTGCTTCTTCGACAACTTCATCTTTTTCATCATCTTTACTATCATCATTAGCATCCATATTTTTCATTTCATCCATCAACTGAGTTGACAAAGTGTCAATCGTTGTGCCTTTTTCGATAGTGACTTGTGTAGCGGAAGCATCCATTTTCATCTCTTTCATCAAAGCATTAACTGTAGAATCGACTTTATCTTCATCTACAACAGTGCTTAGATCTGTAGAATTTTTAATAGTATCCCCGAATTTCTTTTTCATGAACTCGGAAATCTTATTTTTTAATTCGGTCTTAGTCATAAGATTCCTTTTACTTAATGGTTAATATGTCAGTCCGTTTATAGACTATTTATATTATTTTAGTTTTTAGCAATTTCTTTCAAGAAGTTATCAAATATTTTAAGAGTTTCCTGCTCTCTTCTTTCTCGCAGTTTTTCCTTTATACTTAATTCAACAGCATCTTTAGTATCTTCAAGAAGTTTTTCTAGTTTCTCTTCTTTTTTACGAACTTGTGAATTTGCTTTTTTCTCAATCAAAGATTTCATTTCTTTATTTTCATTCATAAGAACAAAAATCTTATCTTGCATAGTTTTAATTTCCGTTTTCATTTCTACTAAAGTATCAAACCAAGGCATTGGATTTGATGCAATAGTTTTTTCTTCATTGATTTCAGATTGTTTTTTCAAAAAAGTTTTTGTGTCTTCATTCCAAATCCAATCAACAGATTCCATTACCATATCAACAAACGCTTTTGGTGCAGATGGATCATAAACTACATCAATTGCTGCCAATTGAAAATCTTCTCCAACTAAAGAATAGCCTTCTTTTTGAATGAGAGAGCCAACACCCCGAGAAGATACACCTAATTTAACACCACCATCAACAAGACCACGTACAATATTTCCACATGGTGTATCCAACACTTTAGCTTTCCCTAAAATATGGTTTCCGTCTATATTTAATTCAGTGATTAGATGAGAAACCCTTTCAAGATTTACAGTTGGGTCAGCAGGATGATTCAATTCTCCTAATGCTCTTTGAGAATTTACTTTCTCATCTACATATCTTTTAGTTTCTTTTTCTAAAATTGGTAAAGAATACATTCTACCATTTTTATTAGTTTCTTCAGCTTGCATGAATATACCAGACAGATAATGAGTCTTTGCACCACTTTCAGATTCCTCTGTAATAGTTTGAATATTATCTGAACTCTCTACAAGTAATTTCATTTCTTCCTCTATCTTAAAGTTTTAGACCGTGCTTTGGTTTGTTTTCTTTTAATGAACATCTTCTTCATTTTTCCAGGATTAGCTTTTATTTTACGCCATCTTTTAAGAGAAGCTTTTCGGTCTTTTTCTTTTTGTTTTGCAGGTTTCGCAGTTTTTGGTAAACACATGACCTCTTTAACTTTTTTACCTGCTACTGATATTTCTCTATTTAGAGGTTTTTTATATTCATCTGATTTACAAGTCATTACAATTTTATCAAGACCGGTTCTTGGATTTCTTCTCCATCTCACGTGAGCAAATCCTTCTGTGATATTATTTTTAAATAATTCCATATTAGAATTTACAAATTTATCAACTTTATTCTGTATGTTTGGGTCTTTTTCCCCAACAGAGTTTACAAAATTATTTAAAAGTTCAACGATTTTTGCTCTCTTTTTTTCTGAAAATTTTGACATATCTGCTATTGTTTTTTTAGGAATAGAAATTGCTTTTGTTGTATTTGTATTTTGTGTTTCATTCTTTTTATTTGAAACAGCAACCTCTTTAGTTTCGGCAGAATCTTCAGTAGGATTCATATATTCAAAAAATTCTTTTAAAATTTGTTCTCTCTTTTTTATATTTTCCGGAAATTTAAAAGTCTCTAAATTTTGAAATAAACTTTTAACTACTTGCATCAATAAATCTTCGATTTCTAAAATATTTTTAGAATTCAGAATATTATCGCTTACTCTATTAAGAACTTTTAATTTAGGTAAAGTAGCTAATAACTTGTTTTCATTTAATTTATTATTCTTTATTGCATCATGTAACAATATTATGAATTTACAGAAGGCTGTTAAATTGTAATGTAAAAAATATAATGCACTTGGATGTAAATTTTTATTATAAAGACTTACTTTATTATTTTTGTCTAATAGATTTTCAAACAATTTTTCTAAAAGAGTATAATGTAATTTAACATCATTGAATTTTTTAAAATTGTCTTTATTACTTAAAATCAATTCGCTAATATTAGAAAAATCCTGCTCTGTTGTTTTCTTTAATTTACTGACATCATTAATCAAAAAGTTTATAAACTTATAAACTCCTTCATCTTTTGCTCTATCAAGTTTGTGTCTATTCTGTTTGTCCTTTAACGTTTTTTTAAAATTATTTAATTTATCTTTAATTAACGATGATAAATCTTCAAGTATAATATTTTCTTCATCTGAGAAATCATTTACATCATCTTGTAATCTACTTTTAAATCCACCCTTATCATAAAGTTTAGTTCCTAAAGCATCTAATTGAGCTTTTACTTCTTTAGTGTTTGGATTATTTTCTCCTAACTTTTTTAGATATTCCGTATACTGATGATTTAACACCATGTATTTCTCAACATCACCCAATTTATTTTTATTAGTATAACTTATTACTTCTTTTGGCGAATCACTTGAATTAAAAAATTTGACATCAGGTAAAACAAAATTTTTATATCTAGAATTTTCTTTTTCAAGTTGAATTATTTTATCGTTTATAGCTTGTATTTCATCTTCATCTGCTTTACCACCCGCTCTATCTTCTAATTCAATTAACTCCATACTGAGTCTATGAATTTGATTGAGGTTTGATTTTACACGATTTGTAATTTTAACTCGTTTTCTTTTTTCACCAAACGATAATGTATCTCTTATTTTAGTGGCTCCTTTATTTGCTAGACCACCAGCAATTGATTTAGCTTTACCAGATAGTGCATCAATTGCAGAATCAATAAACGATCTTTCTAGCAATAAAAGGTCTACTCCAGAATTTACATAATAACTTTCATAATCTTCTTTTATAATGTTTGATAATAAATTATTCTGCGGATGCAGGTTGCTCGGTTGATTCTGGTTCTTCATTTGAATTTTCTTTATTAAAAATACTTTTTGATAATTCTTGTTTCTTGTCTTCTAATTTATCATATACTTTATTTGCAATAAGTTGCTCAAAGTTTTCTTTTGTTTTACTCATATCACCATCATTGATATTTTTAATCATGTCTTTTGCTAAATTTTCCATTATAATTCTCCAGTTGGGGTTGCAGCAGGAGGAGTAGTACCTCCTCCACCTAAATCATCTATCATTCCACCTGATGTCGGTTCTGGAGTTTCAGGTCCTAATCCACCCAAACCTCCACCTAAACCTAAATCAGGTCCTCCTAAACCACCAAGACCTCCACCACCCATTCCAAATCCAGGCTCACCTTCTTGTGGTGCAAATCGTTGATCATATTTTTCTTCTTCTATTTCTTCATCAATACGTTCAATATCATCATCACTTAATGCTAGTATATTTTTACGAATGTAATTTGCTGAAAAATATTTTCCTCTATATTCTTCAGCATCTCTCAATACATTCATTTTTTCTGTAAGTAATTCTAAGTTTTTTAGTGCATTGAAATTACTATCTTGATCAAAGATGAAATGAATTTCATCTTTCATTTCTTCCCATTGTTTTAATGAAACAATGTTTTTTAATATTAATTGTCTTTTTAATATTTCTAAGAAAAAATTTGAAAATCTTGTTCTTAGTCTTTCAATGAATCTTAAAAATTTATATTCTTCTCTGGAAATTTCACTGGCTCTACCTAATGAAAATCCACTCTCTGGTTGCATTCTTGAAATTGGAACATTCAAAGAACGAAACAATTGTCTTTGAAAAAATTCTAATTCATCTAATTGTGTGAAGTTCGCTTCGCTTCCTTGAATTGTGTCAATTTCAGTTGTAGCACTTCCATTTCTTCTGGGCATCCAATAGTCTTCAAGCATGGCTTGAAACTTTCTATCATCTCTTAATTGACCAGTTTTACTATCGTAAACCATTTTGTTACGATACTGATTCATTAGAGAATACATATATTGTTCTGCTTTTGCTTTTGGCAAGTTACCGACATCTACATAAAAAACTCTGCGTGACGGTGCTCGACTCAATCTATAAATAATTGCTGCATCTTCCAACATTCGTATTTGATTTAACGGTCTGAATGCCTTATGCAAATATGATACTACATTTGTTCTTCTTTCATCTAATAAACCACTTGTAATATAGATGATAGAATCTGAAGCAACTTTCAACACATTTTTTCTATCACCATCTGTTTCGGTATTGAACACACCATTTTCAGAATACAAATAATAATCATTGAATTTTTGATTGATGCTTACTTCTTCCATTCCAATACGAACAGACGCATCATTTTCAGTCTTTTGTTTTTCTCGTATTTTTTTTATTTTAAAAGGATCTATAGGTCTAAGTTCTATGATTCCTTTTTGTGGATTTTGAGTATCTATGAGAACATGATAATAAATTCTACCATCTATAAACCATTTACGAAATATTTCAAATCCTGTATATTTAAAATTTAATTTGTCAAGAATGGTATAGAATTCATCTGAAATTTTTTCTTTCAGCATTTCAGAATAATCTTCTAGATAATCAAGTTCTATATTTACAGGGTATGTTTTTCTTCCAGAAATGATCGATTCATTTACGATTTCATCTATTGCAAGTTCACATTCTGGTTGCATTGCCATTGAGCGATACCTTGCCATCAAATCAAATTCATTGTTAAATGTATTATCTAAATTTAGATAAGTACCATAAACACCAGCAGACCCGACAATGGCTGAACCATCATCAACATCAGGTGGTGTGAAAGATTGAAGATTCGGTTCTTCTCTATCTTTCTGTTCTTCAAATTTCCATCCAAATAATGTAGCCATGAAGGTAAACTCCTTATAATAAATTAAACTAAGTGTTTCATTTATTTATCATTCACGATATTTAAAAATAAAAAAAACCCACACTGTTCAAAGTGTGGGTTTTTTGTTATATGGTAATAATGTTTAATTATTAACCTGTAAAAGAACCTGTTGACTGATGCTAATTTTCAACCTTGGTATTCTTCAGTCTGTGCCCGTCACAATGACCCATCCTCTTGTTTTTTCAACATCCGCCGCTTTAAATGGATTATCGTCACCAATTGTACTAGTAGAATTAATAGTTGTTGGAACTGATGTTCCAGAAGATTTCTCCCAATATTGATAAGCAAAAGTTACACTAAATTCTTCAATAGTATCTTTAGTATCCCAACTTAAATCAATAGCACTGACATTAATTGGAAATGCGTCTTTGAAAAAATATGAACCATAGTACTTACTAGTATCTACTATTACATTTCCTTTTTTATCTAATTGATGAACTTCCATATCACCAAATATTTCAGGAGTAGCTCCAAATCCCGTTGCCGATTCAAATATAGCTTTACCTGGTGCCATATATTCAATCCAAGCTTCAAATAAATGTCGTATTTTATAATTTTCATCATTAATAATAGTTACTGTCCAATCTGCAAATGTTCTATCTATAGAAGGAACTTTAAATTCTCTACCTAAAAAATTTATAGGAACACTAGCGATTGTAGATTCTGGTATTTGTGCAGTTTTAATAAAAAATGATGCATAGTTATCATCACTTATACCTAAAGAATCTCTAACACCTGTTAACTGGCCATTTGTCGGCAATTTTATTTTAGCATAAAATAATGATGGTCTTGCTCCTCCACCAGCTAATTTATTTCTTAATGCGGTAACACTGATTCCCATTTATTCTCCTTTGAAAGGTGGGCGCAATGCGCCCGTTATTTCTTATACACCCAAGTCGGTAAAGTCTACAGACTGACCAACTGCTGTGAAGTTTAATTTTATGAAGTTGATTACATATGTCGGTTTTACATATATATCAGCTACAAATTTATTTTCTTCAATAAGTGCATTCGTGTTGTTTGTTTCATCACAAATTACACGGAAATCAGAAATACCTTGTTGTGCCACAACAGTCTCAAGATATTTTTCAGCTACTCTAGCAAATTCAGTCCGAGTAGTTGGTGTATTGAATTCAAATAATCTTGTTCTTGCTTGCGCAACAACAAATTCCTTCAGAGTAATAAACAATCGTCTTACATTAATTCGGTCAAATGCACTTGGAATTCTTTGTAATGTCTTATCACCATAAAGAATAGTTCCTTCTCCTCGGAATGTTACAACTGGATTAATTTGATTGACATATAAATCATCACGTTGTTTTTGTGAAGGATTATATGCTAATTTTACAACGTTCTTAATTGCTCCTCTTGCAGTTCCAGCAGGAGAATACCAAGGTTGAAAATTAGCATCAGTCTGTGCCATCAAGCCAGCAATGTCTCCAGATAACGGCAACCATCTGTATGTATCAGCATAACCGTCATATTGATATTTAAAGTTACCATCCATAATTCCATAAGAACTACTATATACCGCATTTCTCCACTGAATCAAGTTATCAGTTATGTCTTGTGGATTTGAAACACCTCTTGCAACTGCACCATATTCGGGAGAAACACAAACTACACAATCCTTTCTATCTTCAGCAACTTGAATCATTTTAGAAATTGCAAGATGATAATTCAATGGATTTGCACTATCATATGTCCATCCAGTTATGAAGAAATCTAGGTCATATGATTCTTTTGCTCTAAACAATTCAATAGCTGCAGTCAAGTCATCATTACCTACCGAGCTACCATTTGTTCCTGCACTAAACGCAGATACGCTTGCATCTGAACCAAATGAACCGAGTGTTACATTGTATGGTACAAATACAGTACCGAGAGAAGGTCCTCCCCAATTGCTTGTATATACTGTGCTATTCAGAGCATGATTTGCCCAACGTACCCAATCTGAATTTGTATTCACTCTTGTGACATAATATGTTGGTACTCCATAATCATCTTTACCGTCATTTGCCAATGATAAAAATGCATATGTTTCTAACACTTCACCCATATTTCCAGTAATCAAACCTTGATTATCTATTACTACGATATGTAATTGATCATTATAGTTTCCATTTGGGTCATCATTCAATGCACGAATATTATTTGAAGTTGCTGGTTCGCCATTAAATAATTCTGCATATTTCCATGAGCGGTACCATGCAACTGGCGCACCAACTAAAACTTCTCCAATTAAATTTGCATGTAACGTAAGTTGTGTGTTACTATTAATTTTTGAAACTCTAAGTGTTTGACCACTTACCGTAACATGATCTCCAACAGATACTTGTTTAGTAAATACAGTTCCTACACCATTTAAAAGATTGGTATTATTGGTAAAATATACCATACCCATTAAATTGTTTGGTGAATTTCTTCTTGCTCCATTTGAAAATTCTCTAAACTTTGAGCGTTCTTTTACAGTAACTTCTGTCAAGAAAGAAGCATTCAGGTGCACCATTGCAGATGGTGCTGTAGTTGTTCCAACATTTACGAAAGCAGATACTGATTTGTTTCCTGTGTCAATACTGTCTATAAGTAAATTATATTCATCTGTACCAACAGTGAAAGAAACTACTTTTTGCTCAGAAACAACACTCAGGTCTTCTTCAAAATAACCTGTTGCTGTGTCCATAAAATTGAAATATGTGTTTGTACCTAGACCATCATTGTGAGCAAATTTTACGTCATATTTACCATCAATACCTGGTGTAAATTCAATCATATTTACATTTGCTGTATTGGCATCTGCCAATCCTACTGTATGTTCTCTTTCTGTAGCAAAACACATGTCTACTTTGAGAGTGTTGCCTAGTGTTCCTGGATAACGTGCAATCCAAGAACCATATGAATTTGTACTACCAAAAATAATACCACTGCCGCTGCCATCATTTAAACCACCTTCGCTAATGAGAAGTTTATCGTAGTAATCTTCATCATTGAATACCAATACTGGACTTCCTGAAAATGTAGCATTTTTAGCGGTGCTGTTGTCAACTAACCTTACAACATTTAAGGTTTCTCCATACTCTAAGAAGTTTTTGCCATTAAACCATTCAACGTAGTTTTCATTTGTTGGTTTTCCAAATTCCAAGGCTAATTCTGTTTCATTTGATACTAAAGTTGGAATCATTGCAGGTCCCCAAGTAAAGCGACCAATGACTCCACCTACACTACCTTGTGAAACGGTTACTTGACGAATCGAATTGTCAATTTCATTCGTAACAATTCCCGGTGAGAGTGGAAAATCTGCCATGTTGTATCCTTTTTATGATGCTTGTTATATATAAAAAATACATCAAAAAATAAATTACAATTAATTAATTTTTTTATTTAAAGATATTTATCAATTTTCGACTTTGTGAAGACCTTCAAACAGCCATTTATTTTGTCTAAGCATTTCAATATCTTGAGTTTCGTTTTCTTCATCAAATGATGGTGCGATGAATTCATCCATACCATCATTTAAAAATCCAAAAGGTAAATAATTTTCTTCATTTTCTTTTTCTTCCACATATCGCATTAAATTTTCACGTATATTACTATCATACAATTCTTTAAAATATTCTTCATCTACCATCCAAGAAAATAAAACAAGTGTCATCACACAATCATCATGTTTTCCATTTTCTGCTTTATATGAACCAGATTTTGCATCAACTGAAAAGGTTAAAAATTCTCCAACTGTATCAGCGTCAGTTACTAATAATTGATCTTTTTCAAGTAACATTTTTAAATTTGAACAACCTATTCTTTTTACTCTTGGTGTTGTGGTGATTCCAAATTTAGCACCTTTATGAAAACCACTGGATAATGAAGTTTTCATATCTCGCTTAACAGTTGTAAATATGTTTTCATATTCTAAATCTTGTGTTAACACATCTGTTACTTGTGAACCGATATTATTCTCTTCTACAAGAACATATGCTTTATTGTATTGTAGTGCTGCGTTGTGAATTACTCTGGCATATATGATCGGTTGAATTGTATTGTCTCTGAATACAGCAACAACTCTAAATGGTTTCATAGAAACATCTATCACAGAAAATACAGAAAAGTCTTGTTCTCTTCCTTTTGAAACATCCGCCACAATTACATAATCATGACCATCTTCCACATCTTTATAAATTTTTAAGTTCTCAGTCTGTTTTGAAGGTCTTTCAATTGGCATATCTTTAAGTTTATTAGAACTGATAAGTGTTGATGTACTTCCTAAGAATTGACAACAATGTTCTACAAGAAACTTCTCTTCTCCAAATTGAGCAACAGTTTTCTTTTTCCATTCATCATCTCTATCTGGTCTTTGATACCACATCACTTTGTATGGAACAAAATCATTCACACCAGCTTCTGCTTCTGTCCAAAATTTATAGAAATGATTCAATCCTTTTGGTGTAGATGTCATGACAACTTTGGATGTTGTACCAGAAGAAATAGTAGGATAGGTAGCTGACCAGAAGATATCAAAATTATCCACAAAGGCACATTCATCCACATAGAGCAAATTGATAGTCTCACCACGTATGCTGTCTCCTGTTGATGCTGATACCATCACAGAGCATCCATTCTCAAGTTCAATTGAATTTACATTCCACGATAAAACACCTTGTTGCATCCATAGAGGTATGTGTTCATATGCTTGCTTGATAAGCCTTAAACTCTTTCTGGCTGTCTTTGTATAGTTGGCAAGGATAGCAACGTTCTTTGAGCTATTGAATAGAATATAATGAAGAATATATCCACAAACAGTAGTTGTCTTGGAAATCTGTCTTGCTGACAAAACAATTGTGTTTCTATTTTGGTGAACAAGATTTATTATATCTTCCTGATAATCCCATAATTTAATAATTTGTTTACCTTTATCAATGGTCACAATTTGAAAATAATTATTTAAAAAATAAACAACATCATTTTTACATTTAATATACTCTTCAATTTGCTCACGTTCAAAAGGAATTTCTTGTCCTACTCTTTTAAGTCTAGGATTGTTTTTATAGTTTTGTAACTGAACTGACATAATTCGCCTTTTTGGAAATGAATAAATAATATAAACTGTCTATCTATTTATTTTAAGGAGATTTTATATATGAAGAGTTTTTTAGGATTCCTGAAAGAACAATCTACTTTAGTAGATGAAGGAATTTATATAGGAGAAGATTTTCCTACTGGCAAGTATACATCAACAAAAAGTCAACCTATTACAAATAAAACGCAATTAGGTTATTATTTATATTTTGTAGAATATGCTTCTCTCACCAGCAAAAATGTAAACAATATTTATTTTGGAATTAAGCATAAGCCAGGTGAAGATGGAAATCCTGATTTATTCTGGGGATCATTAAGAACGAGAGCAACTGGAAAAAATGACATTTTACATAATAAAAAATATTGGACTGATAATGTAATAGATTGTGATGGTGATAAATGTTCTCCAGATTCAACAATAAAAAGTAGTAAAATATATTTGTCATCTTCGTCAAATAAAAATCCAGAAAGTTTACCAAACACATTTTTTGTTGGATTGACACAAGATAAAAAATTTCATCCTTGGATTATGAATACTGCAACATTAAAATACGTTAAGCAGGCTGCAAATAAAGGTGATAGTAAGATTACAGTTTTACCAATAGAAAAATCAAAAAACAAAAAAATACCATCACCATTAGAATATGCATATAAAATTTATGTAATAGATGATATGATGGAATTGAATAGTACACTAGAAACTGTATTAAAAAATCCTACTTCTAAATTATCTTCTGAAGTGAAAGATTTTTTCAAAGAGATGAAAGACAAAGAACAAATGTTATTATCTATGTTGGTTGAATTGGCAGCAGACGATGTTATTAAAAAATATTATCAAACGATTTTAGAATTTTATAAAGAAAATACAAATTATAAAAAACCCAAAGAATTTAATTCAGAAGAAACTTATAAAAAGTTTTTATTAACATCTATTAAAAATAATCCTTGGACACTAGTTGGTACGTTTGAAGCACTTGGCACAACATTAATGTTTGATTTAATTAAAGGTGACAAAAAAAGTATAAACTATGAGCATTTAAAGAATAAAGAATTACAAGTTAAATCTACAGAACTTTCGTTATCACTACACGATACAAGTAAAAAATTAATAGAGTCTATTGGAAAAGTTTATTTTCCTGAGTCCGTTGATGATGATACTGCCATTCAAATTGCAGCATTCATGAAAGGCGTCAAAGGTGAAAAAATGAATATTGAATTGAAGGCAAAAAGAAAAAAAGAAGCGGCTGAAGCTGAAAGAAAAAAAGCAGAAGAAAGTATGAAAAATTTATTGTTTGGTGGTTATGTTTCTCCTCAATTACCATTATTATATAAAGCAGTTAATGATAACGATAAAAACGCATTGGCAGAACTAAAAAAGTTTTTTATTGAAGTAGAACTCCCTGCTTTATATAGATTAGAACCAAACACTAAATTGAATAAAATTTTTCCAACTCTACCAAAAGAAGGTCAAAATACTTTAAGATTGCTAAAATCACCAGCACCAAAAAATTCTGGTGAAATGAATACATGGAATCAAACAGTAGAGAAATTAGAAAATATAAATCCTGTTAAAGCTGCAAGTTTGGGACTCACTAGTGCGGAACTAGATAGAAGAACGTTTTATCTAGCAGATTTTATTCATTTATTATTTAATAAAAAACTTACGAATACTTCTATTAAAATAAAGGATTTTGTTGAGAACAGCGGATTCATAGAAATAAAGAATGAACAAATGGTAATGAAAGAATCAGTTGTTATTAATGAGAGTATGGAAAAAGAAATAAAAGAATCTGCACTGGTTCATGTAAAAAATATAATTAACTTAGAAAAGAATCCATTTAAAAATATATTTTTTCAATTCAATGATAAAGAAATTACAATACATGCCAGTCAACTAAAAGAAGATGTATCTGATGATAAAGCTTTAAATACTTTCAAAAAAGCTATTTTGTTTGGTGCTAATTTAGGTTCAATTCATAACAACATAAGAAAAAAATAATAAATGAAGGCTAATATTCATTTCAATCATTATCAATATCAAGGTGAACAAAATCTTGTTCAAGATATTCATGATGAAATTATTCAGATTTTAGGCGTGAATGTTTCTTATTTACCAAAAGAACACTTTGATTATGATTTAATTATGGGTTCTGATGATGATCAAAGATTTAATAAAGCATATCTAATTGAAATGATGATGGACCAAATTGATGATTATGTTGGAGATGAGCTACTTGGTAAATTTGGACTGCAAATTGAAGAAACAATTAGTTTGATTGTGTCCCAAAGAAGATTTGATGAAACAAAAATACCAGAGAGACAACGACCACATGAAGGTGATATTATCTATTTACCAACAGACGGACGTTTGTATACAATAACTTATGTTGACTATCAAGCCCCAGGCTTTCTACAAGCAGGTATATTTCCTAATTATAGATTGTCTTGTGAATTGTATACTCCAAGTCATGAACAAATTCAAACTGAAATTAAACATATCGATGAAGCAGATCAAGAAGTGTATAGTTTAGATATTCCAATAGATGATATTGTGGGTAGATTTGCAACGAATGAAAAAGTAATTGGTCAAACATCTGGTTTCATAGCCGATGTTAAAAAGTTTTTCCCAAGAAAAAAGATACTGTCTGTAAGTCATTTGAATGGATTGTTTGAGCCAGAAGAGATTATTATTGGACAAACGTCACAAGCACAGGCAAAAGTAACACAAATGATTCAGCATGTGGACAATAAATCTGTTGAGAATGTAAAACTTGAAACTAACAAAGAATTCAGAGATCAAGGTGATGCTTTGATTGACTGGGACCCTACTAATCCATTAGCATAAACAAAATATGTTTTTCAGTAAAAATGTAGAAGAACAAGATCAGTATCATCAAACAATACGCAATCTAGTTGTAGTCATAGGTTCTTTATTTTCTAAAATGATTTTGGTAAGAAAAAATCATAAGACAGATGAAATTGAAGAAAAAATAAACGTACCTATCAATTTTTCTAATCGTGATAAAATGCTCACACTTGTTAGAGAATCACCAAGTGTAGAGGCAAAGAACACAAATTATACATTACCTCGTATTGGATTTTCTTTTGAGGGTTTATCATATGATGGTCAACGTATGTTACCAAAAACAGGTGGCAGAGGAAGGCCAACAAAAGATGAGAAAAATAAAAAAGATGCAATCATAATGTACAATGGAGTTCCGTATAACTTTGATTTTACAGTATCTATTGTTGCTAAATATGCAGAAGACCTTACACAATTAGTAGAAAAAATATTACCTTATTTCACTCCGAATTTAAATATCACATATCGTGCAATTCCAGAATTGAGTATAGATATTGATGTTCCATTATTATTGAATAGTGTAAATTGGCAAGATGATTATCAAGGATTACAAGAAAGAAGAATACTGATTGCAGATTTATCATTAACTGCAAAATCTTTTATATTTCCACCAATTAAAAGTTATCCGAAAGTCAATACTGTTTTTGTAGAAACTCATACGTTGGCAACTGCTACAGATTTACAAACTAGCAAAAAAATTCCTTTAGCTGGTCCTTCTGGTGAAAAAATAGTAACGGAGACTTCTGGAAACATTCAAGATGAAACAGCAAGTACATCTATGAATCATCCTAGAAATGAACATAGTTTAGTTAAAATATATGGATATGATGAAAATGATGACTTTGGATTTAGCACATTTATATATGAAGGAAATACTTACGATACCGAAGCAGAAAGAGAACAAGCATGGGCAAACAATGAAATCATTTAATCAATTTCTAAAAGAAGATTATCGTGGTGAACATCAGTCAGCAGGTAAAGAAGGTGCGCCACTTCATGATTTAACACACAATGAAGTTTATCCAAAAGATATCTATGGTTCAAGTTGGACAGACTATGCTAGAACACCAGAAGACCGTGCTGCAATGCTTATCGCAAATGGATATAAAAATAAGCCAAATAAACAAGTAACTATCTATCGTGCTGTACCATATCAACAGACAAAAGAGGACCGTCTGGCAGACCTTGAGAAAGCTCAGGCGCTATGGTTGAAAAGAGCAAAACCATATTCCGCATTTGAATCTGAATTTCAGAAACTTGGTGCGAAAAAATATTATGAATGGTTAGGAGATGAAGAAGAGAAATTAAAGAAGAGTGATGTAAAAATCGAAAATATTTCCCAAATCAATCCCGGCGATTGGGTAACAATTGTACGTGATTATGCAAAAGAACATGGTAAAGATAATCTTAATAATAAGTTTCGTATACTAAGTAAGAAAGTAAAAGCAAAAGAAATTTTTACTGATGGAAATTCATTAGCAGAATGGGGTTATGCACCATGAAAACATTTGGTGATTTTCTTATCGAAGAAAACATTTTTACAAATAAAAATGTTAAGATTGGTCAAATTTTTAAAGAAAGTCAGATTTATACCTATATTCAAAAACTACATCGCAATCAAGATGACTTTATTGATGGTGATATTGGTGAAAGAATTGAGAGATATAAACAATATAAAGTTCAGGCTGTAAATATAGAAGACATTGATATCAAAGAATTTGACCTTATTGATGAATACGTTGAAGACTATGTGAAAGAATTTGAGAAAAAGAAAACTTATCCTCCAATAGTATTAGCAAATGATTATCAAATCATTGACGGTACTCATCGGGCTAACGCTTTGGAAGAGTTGGGTCATAAAAAAATAGTAGCATTTGTTGGAATCAAAAAGGAGAATAAATGAAATATATTAAAAGCATATTCGCTACATTTTGTTTGTCTGTTATGTTGGCGTTTTCTGCTCAAGCAGAATTACATACAGATACGTATATTGGAAATGGCAGAACATTTGTGAATATTGATAGACATATCGTAAGAGGTGGAAAACAATATCCAGTTTTCTATACATCCAAAGAAGATGTTTATGCCTTTTCTTTTGATTATGTTGTTGCAGAAATGAAAAATATGGAAGAAGCTCAAGCAATTGCAAAAAAATACGGAGTAGAAGTAACTACATATGATGATTTGCGAATTGCACTTTTTATCACAAAAAGTCCAATGGAAGTTATGGACTTATATAAACAATTACAAGCAGAACCAATGATTGAATATTTGGAATTAGCTTTGTTTGAAGCACATCCAGATATGAAAAAATTTGTTGTAGAACTACCAGATGTAGAAACTCCAATGGGTAACAAAATGCTTTGGTTCACTAAATGGTAATTAAAAGGAGTATAAAATGAAATTGTTGTTAAAGTGGTGGCTGTTAGTAACATTGACGATCGTTGGTGTGTTGACAAGTGTTTATTTTGATTTTCATACGTTCATTTATGAAAATGATTTTACTAAATTAACTTTGGTGATTGGAACATTGTTTGTTATCTGCACATCAATGATAGGGTATAAAATTTGGAATAGCAAATATCGTCAATTAAAAAAATATCACTACGAAACAGAATGGTTCATCAGTGATGTATTAATTAGTTTGGGTATGATTGGAACCGTGAGTGGTTTTATTTTCATGCTACATTCTGTGTTTGGTAATTTAAATTTACAAGATACTGCAGCAATACAACAGAGTTTAGGAAGTATGGCTCAAGGTATGGGAACCGCACTATTGACCACACTTATAGGTCTTATCAGTAGTGTACTTGTTAAAAGTCAACTAGTAATGGTGGAAAATGAGGAAATACAGCAGTAATCTAGCATTCGTAGACCTGCTATT